GGCTTAACCAGGTTTAGTATGGAGGACGCTCCTGCGAACAGCTTTTTTTTAGAATACTTATCAAGACCACCTACGGCTGAAATATTCTTTGAAGACGTATTAATGGCGTTAGTGTTTTATGGCATGCCAATACTCGCGGAGAATAATAAACCTCGATTGTTATATTATTTAAGACGTAGAGGCTATAGAGGTTTTAGTATGAATAGACCTGATAAGGTTTGGAACAAACTATCAACAGCAGAAAAAGAAATAGGTGGTATACCAAACTCAAGCGAAGATATAAAACAGGCGCATGCCGCAGCTATTGAAATGTATATTAACGATCATGTTGGTATGAAGCAAGATGGTAGTTTTGGTAGTTTATATTTTAATGAATTACTAAATGACTGGTCAAAGTTTGACATCAATAAAAGAACAAAACACGATGCTAGTATAAGTAGTGGCTTAGCTATAATGGCAAACAATAGGCATTTATACAGACCAAATCCAAAAGTTGAAAAGCCAAAATTAAACATAAATATTTCTAAGTATAATAATGCTGGAAAAAATTCACAAATAATAAAGTAATATGGCGTATAATAAAAGTTATTTTCCTAAACAAACAGTTAGTGATGCTGAAAAAATCAGCTATGATTATGGTTTGAAAGTAGCTAAAGCTATTGAAACGGAATGGTTCAACGATGATAGAAATAATAATAGATATAGAAATAATTACAATAATTTTCACAATTTAAGATTATACGCTAGAGGAGAACAATCAATACAAAAATACAAAGATGAATTATCTATAAATGGTGATTTATCTTATTTAAATTTAGACTGGACGCCTGTTCCAATTGTGTCCAAGTTTGTTGACATAGTTGTTAACGGTATAGCTGAAAGAACATATGATATAAAAGCGTTTTCTCAAGATGCTTATGGTATGGAAGAAAAAACAAACTACATGCAGTCCATTATGAACGATATGGAACTTAAAGAAGTTGATAGTTTTATAATGGAAAACATAGGTGTAAACACTAGAGATACTAAAGAGCAAAGTTTACCAGAAACTAAAGAGGAATTACAACTACACATGCAGTTAACCTACAAGCAAGCTGTAGAAATAGCAGAAGAACAAGCTTTAAACGTTTTAATGGAAGGTAATAATTATGAGTTAACTAAAAAACGTTTTTATTACGATTTAACAGTGCTTGGTATTGGAGCTGTAAAAACTAGTTTTAATACCTCTGAAGGTGTTACTATAGATTATGTTGATCCTGCAAATATGGTTTATTCATATACTGATTCGCCTTATTTTGAAGATATATATTATGTTGGTGAAGTAAAAAACATACCTGTTAATGAGTTAGCAAAAGAATTTCCTCATTTAACAGAAGAAGATCTTGAAGATATTATGAATAATAATTCTTATTATAGAAACAGTAATAGAAGTAGATATAATTCAGATAAAGAAGATAATAATAAAATACAGGTTTTATATTTTAACTATAAAACTTACATGAACGAAGTTTATAAAATAAAAGAAACTGGTACTGGTGCTGACAAAATAATACCTAGAGACGATAGCTTTAATCCACCTGAAAACAAAGAAGGTGGTTATTCAAGGTTATTAAGATCTATAGAAACCCTTTATGATGGGGCTTTTATATTAGGTACTGATCGATTGTTAAAATGGGAGATGGCTTCTAATATGTTAAGACCTAAGAGTGATTACAATAAAGTTAAAATGAATTACTCTATTGTAGCGCCTCGCATGTATGATGGTAAAATAGATTCACTAGTAAAACGTATAACAGGTTTTGCTGATATGATACAGCTAACACATCTCAAGCTACAACAAGTAATGTCGCGTATGGTTCCAGATGGTGTTTATCTTGATGCTGACGGTTTAGCTGAAATAGATTTAGGTAATGGCACGAATTATAATCCGCAAGAAGCTTTAAATATGTTCTTCCAAACTGGTAGTGTTATTGGTAGATCGTTTACAAGTGAGGGTGATATGAATCCTGGTAAAGTACCCATACAAGAAATAACATCAGGTAGTGGTGGTAATAAAATGCAAGCGCTTATTGCTAACTATAACTACTACTTACAAATGATAAGAGATGTAACTGGTCTTAATGAAGCTAGAGATGGTAGTTTACCAGATAAAAACGCTTTAGTTGGTGTACAGAAATTAGCAGCTGCAAATAGTAATACAGCTACTAGACACATACTACAAGCTGGTTTATTTTTAACAGCAGAGGTCGCAGAGTGTTTATCACTTAGAATATCTGATATTATAGAGTACTCTCCAACAAGAGATGCTTTTATACAAGCTATAGGTGTTCATAATGTAGGTACGCTAGAAGAAATATCTAAACTACATCTTTACGATTTTGGTATATTTATAGAGTTGCAACCGGATGAAGAAGAAAAAGCTAGACTTGAGAATAACATTCAAATGGCTTTACAGCAACAAAGTATAGAGCTTGAAGATGCAATTGACCTTAGAGAAATAAAAAATATTAAACTTGCTAATCAACTTTTAAAAATTAGAAGAAGTAAAAAACAAGAGCGTGATAGACAGATGCAATTAGAAAACATACAAGCACAAACACAGTCTAACGCGCAGGCCGCTCAAGCCGCTGCTCAAGCTGAAATACAAAAAAACCAAGCTATAACATCTCAAAAAGCAGATTTAATGCAAGTTGAAATGCAATTAGAAACTCAAAAACTACAACAAGAAGCAGAACTAAAAAAAGAATTAATGGCTTTAGAGTTTCAATATAGCATGCAACTTAAAGGAGTTGAAACAGAAGGTTTGAAACAAAGAGAAAAAGAAAAAGAAGACAGAAAGGACGAAAGAACAAAAATACAAGCTACACAGCAAAGTGAAATGATTGAACAAAGAAAAAGTGGCAATGCACCTAAAAACTTTGAGTCAGCAGGTAATGATATACTAGGCGGTGGCTTTAATTTAGGTAGCTTTGATCCTAGCTAAAATTTATTAATTATTATTATATTATATTATGGAAGAAAATAAAGAACAAGTAGTTGAAGAAACTACACAAGAAAATGTTACTAAAGTTAAGGTTGAAGAACCAAAACAAGATGATAACGTTACAAAAGTAAACTTAGATAAACCAATAAAACCAAAAGAAGATGAAAACAAAGAAGTTACAGAAAGTAACACTGACGACGCAGGAGTGGTTGGAGTCGATGAAAGTACCGATGCCACACAAGAACAAAAAGAAGTACAACCGGAAGGTGAAACACAAGAAACACCAGTATTAGAAGAGATTACTGAAGATTCTACTGAAGAAGAAATTACTGAAGTAGAAGAAAAAGTAGAAGAAGCTATAGCTGAATCAGAAGCTACTGGAAAACCTTTACCGGAAAATATACAGAAGCTAGTTGACTTCATGGAAGAAACTGGTGGTGATATAAACGATTATGTAAAACTTAATCAAGATTATAGTAAGTTAAATGATAATGATGTTTTATTTGAATATTACAAACAAACAAAACCACATTTAACTATAGATGAAATAAACTTCCTTATGGAAGATTCTTTTTCTTACGATGAAGACACTGAAGAAGAAAGAGATATACGAAGAAAAAAACTAGCGTTAAAAGAGCAAGTTGCCAGCGCTAGAGCCCACCTGGACGGGCAAAAGTCCAAATACTATGAAGAAATAAAAGCTGGGTCAAAGTTGACCAAAGAACAACAAAAAGCTTTAGATT